GCTGAACTCAGTACGGACGGTGCCACCCTCGATACATGTTGACGTCGAGGGGACGTCCAGCACGATCCAAGTGCTTCACGTCAGCAAACGGCTCATCGCCGCGCCGAAGGAAGAACTTCATCAAGGCGCCTGTTCCTGAAACCGAGGATTTCGGTAGAACGGAGCGGACTACATACCCTTCTACAAGGGGGGTATGCAGGTGACGATGCACCTTTTCAGCCAGAGGGCTGAAAGATACACTCGTACGACCCAAGATGGAAGATGTGGGTTCGACGATCGGAAAGCGGGGAAGTACTCTCGCAATCTTGTTGTCTAACCAGCGTGCAGTCTGCCACAATCCACGATTGTACATGTGGTTGCGGAATTCTACAAGACTCACGATCTCGGACACATGCTTCCGTGTTGAAGGGAACTCACGACGAAAGCGCACAGGTGTTACATCTGTGCCGTCGTAGTAATCCCCTCCGCAAGACTCTCGGAATTTGCCATTCCAGAAAGACTTGCCGACATTCACCTTAAGACCGAAGGCCTCAAGGTGGTCGACCACGGAGCGTACACTATCCACGGGGATAAGTATATCATCCCCATAGACACGCACCTCACCACGAAGAGAAAGGATATCCCTCCGCGTAAACCGGGTACTGAGCGATGCTTGTATCCCCATAAAGACGATGGTCGTAAAGACCATGGCCTCCATAGGGAAGCAGAGCGCTGAACCCATCGACGCGTGCTTGGCAAGGGTAATTACCCCTACGCCCGGCACATCAGCCTTGGTCGATCTAACTGCTTGGACGGCCTCAGAAATACTAGGCCACCTCGCAAGGAGATCAATTACATGCTGATTCGAAACTCTATCGGATGCCTCACTCATATCGAGCGTGGCGGATTTCCCTGTAAGGGAACCATCGCAAGCCATTACCCTGTTGGGGTCCTGGTCTGTGAATCCGACGAAGCCAAAAGCAAGGTTAGGGCGGCGTTGAGAGTGCTGCCCACTAAAACCTTGTTCGAGCTTCTGAACCAGTGGACGGAGGAAGGCTTGCTGCATATATTGCATGCAGGTTGGCTCCACCGCAATGATTCTTGGAGTCTTGAGCGTCTTGGGGACGGTTATGACCCTTACGGGTCGTTCGTCCTCAGGTTCGATGATGTGCACACGTTCCAGATCTTCGTAGTAGGAGACGCTAGGCAGGGCCCATTCCTCAAACGGGAACAGGTCATTAAGCCTAGCAGGCCACTCAACTTGATCGAACTTTTGGTTTCCCTTAAGTCGATCAGCCGTGGCCCCTGGCCCGTGCTTCGGGAGGAGAATACTCTCCTCGTCCCACTGCGAGAAATTCAATTTCTCGCCGAAAGGATTGGACTCCCTGGTCCTCGCTCCGGGGCTTACCAAGTAATGGTAAACCTCGTTGTCGAGTTCCTGGAGAACATCCCCGAATATGAGCGCAGCCATTCGCCGGAATTCCTCACGGAGCTCTAGCGAAGTACTTCGGTCTGCCTCACGCACATCATTCTCACACTCGATGTACTTTCGCATTGCGCCTTCTTTACGTGCATCGCTGCACTCGAGAAGGATCTTGCCGTACAGCATAGTAAGCTGTCGGATAGACAAGATGCAATCAATGCTGGGATCATCGAGCAGCACACCAGTTTCACGATCAAACACTTGATCAAGGAAACCCCCAAGGAATAGGGGGAGACCTCCCCTTCGTCTAAAACCGACGAAGGAGGCGTGATCTGTTTTGCCTAGCTCAAGACTTCTTTCGAAGTCTTTGGCGAACGCAGGCAAGGTGATAGTCAGGAATGACACACCTTCGTGTTTGCATCGCTCCGTGACAGTTTTGTAGTCACGGACGGCGCTGGTACAACACAAACTGGCTAGTTCATTGGCCAGTTCTCTCCACAGATGCATCAGGCTTTTCATCATCTCCCACCTTAAGGGGGGTCGGTGAATCCATATCCCATACATCCTCATGCAGCAATGCAGAACAATAGAGCAGCCCTTCGTAGGTAACTAGGGGCTGCTCTACTGCGACTGAAATGCGAACTACGGATAGGTTAGGCCATATTATGTGCCTTCTTCCCTACCGTGACATCCCCTCCCGACAGGAGAGGAGCCTATACCTTGCGGTATAGGAGAGAGCTGATCTCCTCAGATCAGTTCTCGCCACCCAGAAGCTGGGTGAGCTTCGCACCAGAACTCGCCGTGAGATAGGCGAGGAAACCATCGAGAGCCAGCTTCAACTGAGCGTTGGTGTACCCAGTGATGGGCGCATCAACGACCAGATAGGTGGCAGCGGTGGCCTTCACGTTGATGCCCGCAGCAAGCGGGTCAGCAGCGATCTGGTTCATGTCAAGACGGATGACGCGACGAGTCCGCTTCCCATAAGAATGGGAAACAGAAAGCTTGTACGTGCCATCGTCCTTGCTGAAAGCACCAGTGTTGACACCCGAAGAAACTCGGGGCATCGACTGGGCAACAGCATTGACTGTGACAGTCTGAGGATCGGCGTAAGCCATGGGAACATCTCCTTTGAGGGATGCGAGGTATCGCACCATGAGTTATCCTGACATGTGAGTTTCAACATGCCAGCACGTGAGTAGCCGGATAGGCTACCATACACGTGTGGATTCACGTCCGGGACAAACCCAGCGCTACCAAGACGGCAGTCTGACGAGCCGAAAGGTTCGCCATATTGAAGCCGAAGCCGTAAGGTGTTGAAGGAAGACGTAGAAGATTCACGTCATTCTGGATGAGAGAGCCTCTATCACTAGAGAACTCAATGCTACGCTTCTTCGAAGACATAGCATATCCATACTCCAACACCAGGCCATCTGAACCGAGCGCAGAAATGTTGTGCATAACATCGCCAACATTTCCGAACCAGTCAGAGGCCCACGACCAGGGTGCCAAGTTCCAGACAACCTCCGGTGTAAGATCTACACCGAGGAGTTTGTCAGCCATACTGTGATAGTATGCGAACTTGTCAGATACTCCAGGTCCCATAGGGACGTGGTACCGGAAAGCTCCGGAGAACCAAACACGATCATCGGTTTGGGTCAGTATGTTCCCTGTACCACCGGTAGCCCAAGTATTACAGCCGAAGTTAAACTGTCGGCCAGTTGTACTTGTGTTCTCGGTGAGGACGTACCTGCGTCTGATCTTCTTATCACTACCTTTACGGTAGTTCATAAGAATCTTGTGGTGATGCTTTACTGCGTATGCAAAATCACGCAGATCACTCACAAGAGGAAGCCAACCGAAAGCGACGTTGAGATACTCATCTCCCGCAGAGCGGGCGACGTGTGCTCTATTTCGCCAGGTTGCCATTCCAGACATAGCAGGAATGCCTTCCAAAGACACCTCCCCAAGGGCGGTGCTGAGGTTGGCAGTTGAGGAATTCGGGGTCGTACGAGCTATCATAGTCGTACCAGCTGCATTAAGCTTAGCATCCGTCAATTGAGGCGGAATACTAGGCTTACTGTACCCACTTGCCACGCGAGGGAATACAAAACCCTCATAGCCTGGCAAGATTAACTGGGTGGGCATCGCGATGAAGTACGACTTTACAAGTCGAAAAACACCGCCGATGTTCCCGCTGCCGAGTTTTGAGATGTTGTGGCCGTCGGAGTACAAACTCCATGAATTATCGGCCGTCATCACTTCGTTTTGCCAATTTCCGGCTCCTCCATGCCTGTACCCTAGGGTATAAGCGACAGAAGAGCCACTGGAAATCTTTAACATGGCAAAACGTCCTCACACGTCAGTCGTTCACGATAGTACCTAGGAGAGGTACCAGCTCCGGACGGCCCGAAA